AACGAGGATAAACAGAAAGAATGCGTTGAGGTGTCAAAGCTGGTTTTATGTTTGGAGGATAAAGAAGATGAGTGAAGAAATTAAAAATTGTCCGTTTTGCGGCGGAGAAGTTTCGATAGCACTTACTGGAGATGATGAATATGTATGGTATTTTATTACAAGAGGATTCGGTGAAAAGGCTTGCAAATGTAGTCTATTTATGGAGGGAGAAAAGTTTGATAAATATTCCGAACCAGAGGTATACGCAAAGCATAAAGAGGAACTGATTAAGTCATGGAACCGGCGTACTTGCAGTTGCAAGAAACAGGAGGGATAGCAATATGATAACTGGCGTCAGAAGTGCCAAGGAAACGTACATCAAACATACGTTAAACACTGATAAAATTGAAAACATAGAAGATTGCAAGAAAATCCTTAAATTCTTATGCGATTTATCAATAAAGACATTGCCAAAAGGCGTTGAATATGGAGGATTTTCGGAAGTAAAAGAATATTTTGATTAAATAAAACATTTCCGGCTGATAAATGGTTTTAGCCGCTAACCTAGAAAAATTATAGGCAGATTCGCAAAGCGTCTCTGCTTAATTGTGGAGGCGTTTTTCTTTATGTCAAATCAAAACCCATACAAACGATCAATTGAAATCCTAAAACAATCCATACAGAAATACGGGGCGGACTATGACAAGCTATCTGGCATATTAGAAATGTGCGCCGGGCTGATAAAGGAATTCCCTGACGAAAGAGAATACTGCTTCAAGTGGTCGGGATATGTGAAGCAGGCGGCACAGGCACTTCATATTCAGACAGCAGATGAAAAATACGGAGAAGTTTACGAAAACGGTCTACTTTTTGAATCTCCATATTTGGTAGATTCTTTTTTTCTTTACATAGAGTTGGACGAAAAAGACCCATACAAGCGGTTTTATTTTCCGAGAAGAGATGTGTTAAAGCCTGTTGTGTCTGCATATCAAGAAATTTACGATGGAAAACTTGACTTTTTGTCTGTATCACAGCCGAAAAGGACAGGAAAAACCACAGGAGGATTAAAACTTTGCCAAATGATGGGAGGAAGGAAACCAGACGGAAGCATTTTTGCTACAGGAAAAGGAGAAGGACTTGTTAAAAGATTTTACGGAGGATTAAATCAAGCGTTTGAAGATAAACAGCAGTATGAACGGTTTTTAAAGGTTTTCCCAAATTCAAGAAAGATAGGTCAAAGCGCAGAAGGATTGTCTATTGACCTCGAGGGTGGAAACGGAGTATTCCCCACGTTTACTTGCAGACCCATTGATGGTGCGATTGTAGGATGTACCGAGGCGAATGTGCTTGTCTATATTGATGACTGCGTAAAAAACCACGAAGAAGCAAGAAATAGAGACAGACTCGAATTTCTTTGCGAAAAGGTTACTGATGACGTGCTGGGGCGACGATTAGAGGGCACGCCAATCATCATACAAGGAACAAAATACAGCCTTTACGACCCGATTTCAGAATTGCAAGAAAAGGCTGATTTACTAGGTTGGAAATGGAAAGAGGTGGCAATTCCGGCACTTGACCCGATTACTGACGAGAGTAATTGGGAAATTATCAGAGAAGGAAAAAAGATATTTACAACAGATTATTACCGCAAAGAACGTATGCTTGTAACGGAGGAAACATGGGCGGCGGAATTTCAACAAGAACCTTTTGAAGCGAAAGGGAGAATGTTTCCAGAAAAAGAACTTAACTATTTTGAAGAATTACCTGTTGACCGAGAACCAGATGCAATCATGGCGGCTTGCGATAGTGCGGATAAGGGAGAAGATAGTTGTTCAATGCCGGTTGGATATGTTTACGGAAGCGAGGTATACATAGTTGATGTTGTATTTGACAATGCCGGAGTGCAGTTTACCAAACCAGAATGCGCAAATATGTTGATAAAACACAATGTAAAAACTGTTACTTTTGAGAGCAATAGTGCAGGAGAATACTTCGGACGTGATGTTATGGATATCGTCAAAAGTCAAGGTGGAAGGTGTAGTGCAAGGTTTAAATTTAACTGTTCAAATAAAATCACAAGAATGGAAAACGCAAGAGACAACATTATTAGAGATTACTATTTCCGAGATTTTAAGAAAATGGATAGAAACAGCCAATATTATAAATTCATGAAAGAACTTACCACAATGACAAGAAGCGGCAAAGTAAAACATGACGACGCACCTGATTCTATATCGTTGTTTGAAAACGAAATGAGAACAGGAACAGTAGCAACAGTTGAAGCAGTTCAAAACCCATACAGGACAGGAGGTTACGGATATGGTTTCTAAGGAAATTTTGATACAATATTCAGACTTGCAGGAGGAAATCAAGTATTTGCGCAAAAAGATTGACAGCCTGCAAAATGAGCAAGCGAGTATGGAGAAATGCAAAAAACACAGCACGGTACAGTCGTCTACAAAAGACTTTCCATATACACAGCACAACGTACATACCGAGGGGTATATCGGGCTTACAAATAAAAGTGTTCGTTGCTTGAATTCAGCAATCGACACAGAAATACGGAAATTGGAATCAAGGTATGAAAAACTTTTAGAGGTAACAAATGATGCTATGGATTTCATAGAATCCATAGGAGATAGCCGAATGAGAATGATTGTGACATATCGGTTTATTGAAGGGTATTCCTGGAACAAAGTGGCTGATTGTATCGGCGGAGGAAACACAGAGGGAAGCGTTAAGATGGCATTTCAAAGGTTTATGGAAGGAGCGTAATAAAATGCAATCCTTAAAGACTGAAAATTGTGTGATATGCGGAGAAAAAGCAAAATATTGGCATGGCCATGTTAAAGGGCTTTTTAAATATGCACTTGGCTACTCTGACAGAAAAGTTGTCGCTGGTTTTTGCGAAAAGCATAAAGATTATGAAATAGAAGATGAAACAGGATTCTATGGAGATTATGATTCTTCTAAAATGGGGAAGTGCATATCATTATTTTCAAAATCATAAAGTTGTTACACATGTTACGGTTTTATTTTTTATAATCATAATTGAGATGAAATCTCAACAGAGCTTTCATTGACCGAATCCTACCCAGAAAGGCATCGTCACAAGTTGGCGGTGCTTTTTGTTCGCAGAAAAGAGGTTGAATTATGGCGAAAGTAGATGGTCTAAGTATTAAAATTGATGCAAAATTAAGTGTTTCGGATGAAACAGCGGCAGTTTGTGTCACTCTTTTAAATATGTATCTTGAAGAGAACATACGTGGATTGATTGTTACAGAAAACAGAGAAACAGGATTAACGCAAATTGAAATTAAAAAGAACGAGGCAACTACCGAATAATCGGCGGTTGCTTTTATTTTGGAGAAATGATTATGAGAGAACCTAAAACAATATACTGCCCTCAATGCGGAAATAAAGTCGGCACTTATGACGGACGGTCAACAATAAATTTTATCGGAAAATGCAACAAATGCAGAAAACGAGTGGTGTATCACATTGATACAGGAGAAACGGAGATTAAGTCGTTACCACAAAGAGTAACAGCAAGCGGAATGACATTTTGTTAGGCGGTGCAGATGTGAACAGAATGTATCTTCAAGACCTTACAAAAGGCATATATGGAAGAAAAATTGCATACACGGACGCTGAAATAATTACAGAAGAAAATGTTGTTCCAGTAGTCGGGGGTTGCATAGGTGTTTTTAATTACAACAAGACAATTATTGATTATCTTTGGAATTATTACAAAGGCGACCAGCCTATAAGGTATCGCACAAAAGTAAGCCGAGATGACATTATCAATAAGATTGTCGAAAACCACGCTTACGAGATTGTTCAGTTTAAGACAGGTCAGACCTATGGCGAGCCGGTTCAGTACATAAGCAGGAAAGATGATGACAGAATCAACAAGGCGGTTGATGAACTGAATGATTACATGGTGGACGCTGATAAGCAGTCTAAGGATATTAAGTCTGGCGAGTGGCAGTCAGCGGTTGGAACATCATTTAAGGCAGTGCAGAGAGACAAAAACGGAGATATACCGTTTCGGATTGTTGCACCTACGCCTATGAATACATTTATGATTTATTCACGAAGCACGGAAGAGCCCATGTTATCGGTACAGGAGTTAAAAGATGAAAACGGGCAAGCATACAAGCTGTGCTTTTCTGAAAATATGCAGTTCAAGATTGTAAATAGCGAAGTGGTTGAGACTAAATTACACGCTTTTGGCGGCATACCGATTGTGGAATATCCCAATAACCACGAAAGAATATCGGACATTGAGCTTGTCATTGATATTTTAGACGCTATCAATAATATGCAGTCTAACAGAATGGATTCGATAGAACAATTTGTTCAAAGCTGGGTTAAGTTTGTGAATTGTTCCGTTGACGAAGAGACCTTCACGAAAATGAAGTTAATGGGCGCACTGGTTGTAAAGTCAAACAATGGCGAGAATAAAGCCGATGTTGATATTATGACACAGGAATTAAACCAAACGGAAAGCCAAGTAGCCAAAGAAGATTTATGGGATAATGCAATGTCGATACTTGCAATGCCAAATAGAGAAAGCCAAAACTCCGGCGGTGATACGCAAGGGGCGGTATCTCTTCGTGCTGGATGGGATTTCTCAAAAAACAGGGCGAAATTAAAAGACCCCATAGTGAGAACAGGTGATAAAAGACTTGCAAAAATCGTACTTAACATATTAAGGCAATCTGGGAACGACTTAAAACTTACTCCAAAAGATTTTGAAGTACAAGTATTACATTCTCCGCTTGACAATTTGTATACAAAGACACAGGCATTACTTGAATTGTTACAGTCGGGTATAAATCCGCAAATCGCAATATCTACTTGCGGTTTATGGGGCGATGCTGAAAAAACATACATTCTTTCTAAACCATATCTTGACAATCTGTATAAAACAGTTGATATGGTTGAAAAGGAAAAAGAGGAAATACAAAGGAATATAAATACTGAAGAAAACGAAAATGAAAATAATTTGACCATACAAGAAAATAAAAAGATAAACAATAATCAGCAGACTAAGGCGGCTACCGAGTAAAATCGGCGGCTGCCTTTTTCTATACAAAAAAACAAAAATTTGCAAAGCTGTGAGCGTAAATCAGTGCAATCCGAAAGCAGAGCGAACTGACGTAAAAAAGTGTGCGGATTGGAAAGAAAGGAAGTAATCATGACAAGGGAACAGGCAAAAAAGAAACTCATTGACTTAGGCGTTGCAGAGCCGACAGAGGAACAGGTAACAAAGTATCTTGACG